AATATTGGTATGAATTTAAACCAAAAGGATATAAAAAACCAGAGCTTATTGGAAGAGTTTGGACTTGGGGAAAAAATGACTGCTGGTCACTAATAACGGATTGGTTTGAAGAAAATAAAAATATAAAAATTGAATACACTGAAAGACCAAAAAATTTTAAAGAATTTGTAAAAAATCCTTTATTTGAGAAAACTTTGCCAAAACTAGGATTTAAATTAAGACAAGATAATGAAGATATTCAAGAAGGTGATGTTCTTTTGATGGAAAATCAATATAAAACTTTAAGTCATGTTGCCTTATATATCGGAGATCAAACTATTTTAGAACATAATATAAAAAGTTTGAGTTGTAGGAGAATATATGATTTAGACTATATTAAAGCTACAAAAAAAGTTTATTACTATGCAGCTTAAAAAAATAAAAGTATATGGAACATTAAGAAAAATATTAGGAAAAAGCTATTTTGAAGCTGCTGTGAAAAGTCCTAGGGATGCAATAAAATTTTTAGTTTGTAATTTTCCTTTTGTTGAAAAGCATTTAAATGAACAAATGTATAAAATTAAAATGAATGGAGTGCAAATTTGGCAAGAAGATCTTGCATTAAGTGGTCAAGGAGATATTCAATTAATACCAATAGCAACTGGGTCAGGTTTCTTGCCAGCCCTTTTTATTACTGGTGCAAAAGCAGCCGCAGCGGTAGGAGGAGCAATCGTTACAGGAACCGCAGCAGCAGCAGCAGCAGCCGCTTCAGCAGTAGTTGCAGGGGCAACTGCAGTAGTTTCAGCAATAGCCTCAGGAGCAGGAGCAGTTTATGCCGCAGCAGTAGCTTTATCTGAAGCTGGATTTATAGGCAATTTAGCTACAAATTTATTAGTGAATACTGCTATTGATGGTGTTGTTTCTTTACTTACTCCAGATCAAACTATAGATTTACCACAGTCATTATCAGCACAATCTGACCCTGAAAGTGCAGACTCTTTTGTTTCAGCTGGTTTTAATCAAATTCAAAATGTAGCAGTAAGTGGGGGTGCGGTTCCAATTATTTATGGTGAAGTTTTTACTGGTTCAATAGTCATAAGTGCTTCTACTGACGTTCAACAAATAAAAGGTGAGGCCGAATAGAAATGACAAATTATTTTGCTGAATTAGAACAAAATATATCTAGCCCAGAATTACCTAAAGATGCTTTGCAAAGTATTCAAAGTATTACGATTTTTGATTTACTAGCATCTGGGGAAGTTAATGGGTTTCCAAGTCCATTAGCTGAAGGGTTTAGCTTAGGCGGTGGAACAGAACCATCATATCTTAAAAGTGCACTTAAAGATGTTTTTTTAAATGGAACACAAATTTTAAAACAAAATGCAAATTTATCATCACCGCAAGCTGATGATTTTAATTTTGAGAATGTCACTTTTGAATTTAGGACTGGTACAGCCACCCAAACCGCAATAAAAAATAATCTTTTAATTTCTCAAGCACAAACCGAAACAGGTGTAGGAGTAGAAGTCACAAAAGCTTCGGCAGTAACAAGATCAATTTCAAGTGCTTGTGATCAATTAAGAGTCACAATGTCTTTTCCTGCTTTACAAGAATTTAAAGATGATGGAACTGTTGAAGGATCTGCTGTCACAATCTTGATGAAAATAACAGAAAATGATGGGACACAACACGCAGAAGTTATAAATGATGAAGTAAAAGGTAAAACATCATCTGTATATAAAAGAGATTATGGAATAAGCGTTACTGGGTTGAGTTTTCCTATTACTCTTGAGGTTTCAAGATCTACTGACGATAGCACTAACCCAAAAATTCAAAACAAAAGCTTTTTTGATAGTTTTACTGAAATACAAGCCGACCCCAACGCATATCTAAATTCTGCATATACAGCATTAAGAATAAGTGCTGGAAGTTTTGGCGGCACTGTTCCAAAACGGATGTTTAGAATCCAAGGAACAAAAATATCTATTCCTCACAATGCAACAGTTCAATCAGATGGTTCTTTAAGTTATGTTGGCACTTTTAACGGTACTTTTAAAGCTGCAAAAGAATGGACAAATGATCCAGCTTGGATTTTATATGATGTTTTAACTTCAAGTAAAGGTTTAGGAGATCATCTTGACTCTACAAAAATTGATGTGTTTAGTTTTTATTCCGCTTCAGTGTATTGTGCTGAACAAGTTGATGATATGACTGGTACTGGCACTACAGAACCAAGGTTTGCATTTAATTCAGTGATCAGAGGTCAAACCTCTGCATATAACTTGATAAATAAAATTTGCCAGACTATGAGAGCAATGGCATTTTACACGGCTGGAACAATAGAAATTGTTCAAGATAGGCCATCTGATCCTGTTTATTTATTTAATAATAGTAACGTAACTGAAGTCGGTTTTTCTTACACAAATACAAGTCAGACAACAAAATTCACTCAGGTAAATGTCTCTTATTTTAACATGGATACAAGAGAGCCTGATTTTGTAGCTGTAAAAGCAGATCAATCTTTAATCAACAAATATGGTCTTGTTGTAAAAAATATAAGAGCGTATGGCTGCACATCTTTTGGTCAAGCAAGAAGGTTTGGAAAATGGTTTATTTATACACAAAATAATGAATGTGAGGTATGTAATTTTACAACAACTCTTTCTGCTGGAGTGATAGTTAGACCAGGTATGGTAATAAGTGTTGCTGATTCTATGAGGGCAGGAGCAAGAAGAGGGGGTCTTATATCAGCAGTAAATTCAACAACTGAATTAGTTGTTGATGATAGCGAAAATACAGATTTATCAACAGTAGTCACTTCAACACTTTCCGTAATAATGCCAGACGGATCTATGGAAAGTCGTCAGATAAACTCTGTTTCAGGTAAAACAATTACAGTAGCCTCAGCTTTTTCAACAACACCAAATGTGAACAGTGCTTGGATAATAGAAAATGTTTCAGTAAGTGCACAAACATATAAAGTTATCGCTGTTAGTGAAGCAAAGCAAACCAGTTATTCAATTTCTGCGGTTGTTCATGACCCAAATAAATATTCAAATGTAGAAGATGGAACCAGTGTTACAAAGAAAACAACAAGTATTTTAAATCAAGTCTTACCAGCACCTGAAAATTTAAATGCTTCAGAGCAACTTATCGAAGTTAATGGAAAAGCTGTTGCAAAACTGACTTTTACTTTTAGCAATGTCAATAATGCATATCAATATATTATTCAACATAGGTTTAATAATAATAATTTTGAAACTTTAGTAACACAATCAACATCACTTGAATTGTTTAATACAGTAAAAGGCACATATCAATTTAGAGTCTTTACACAAAATCCTGTTGGCCAACAAAGTCCACAACCAGCAGAATTAAGTTTTGATGCAATCGGAAAAACAGCACCACCTGAACAAGTAACAGGACTAACAGCAGAAGTTATTGACTCACAAAATGTCAAGTTATCATTTGACAAATCACTTTCTTTGGATGTGATCCATGGAGGAAACGTGGTGATCAAACATTCAATAGATACAAGTGGAAGTGCTTCTTTTGCCAACAGCACTACATTGGTAGACAATATTCCAGGTAATGCTACAGAAGCGATTGTTCCAAATATTTCAGGTGAATTTTTTGTAAAATTTAAAGATGATTCGGGAATATTATCTACAGATGAAACTTCAATAATAGTAACCAAACCAGAAGCACAACCTAAATTAGGAATACAAACAAGACGAGAAGATTCTGATAGTCCACCATTTCAAGGTTCTAAAGATGATACATTTTATGATCCTGATTTAGATCGTTTGTTGCTATCAGGTGCTACTGAATTTGATACTGTGACTGATGTTGACGCTTTGAGTAGTTTTGACTTCTCTGGCCCGATGAGTCCTAAAGGCACTTATGATTTTGCAACGATTTTAGATTTAGGCTCAAAATTTGTTTTGGATTTAGAAAAACATTTTAAAGTTTTTGGTATTTTGCCAAATGATTTGTTTGACACAAGAACTGCAAATATTGATACATGGACTGATTTTGATGGTGCAAAAGCTGAAGATTGCGATGCCCAACTTTTTGTCTCAACAAGTGATGCCGATCCCTCTACCACAACAGCAGCCACTTACTCGCAATCTGGAAGCGTTATAACAGTGACTAAATCAACACATGGTCTTAGTGTCGGTGATAGGTTAAATATTACTTTTAGTACTGGTACAGCAAGCAGTGGTTCTTTTGAAATTTTGACAGTTCCTAATGTAAATACTTTTACTGTTGCCGCAAAACAAGAAGAAGCAACCTATGTTGCAGTTGGTCCTCCACTAACAATACAAATCTCTACTGTAAAACCTCATCCAAGTGTCGGTGCAAGTCTAAATATTACAATTCTTAGCGGGTCTGCACCATCTGGCACATATACCGTTAATTTGGCTAATTTTGTCAATATCTTTCAAGTAGAAGCAAATCCAGCAAACACAACATTTAACACGCAACCTCCCCAAAAACCAATCCAAGGAAGCTTACTTTATATTGATTCATCAACGTCAACCAGTGGTAATTGTACATTT